CCACGCCCGATCGAGGGCGGCGTGTGGAAATGGCCCTGGATCACCAACAACCGCATCACCCCCGCCGCCTTCCGCGGCGTCGACCTCACCCGCACCATCGTCGCCATCGACACCGCAGGTGGCCGGGAAGACAGCGACGAAGTCGGCATCATGGGCGCCGGGCGCGACGCCCCCGGCGAGCTGTACGTCCTCGCCGACCACTCCGGAAAGATGGGCGCCGCCAAATGGGGCCGCGCCGCCGGACTCCTCGCCGTCGAACTCGAAGCCGACGCCCTGGTCGTCGAATCCAACTTCGGCGGCGACATGGCCTCCCAGATCCTCCGTCAGGCATGGTCCGAGCTGGAACGCGAAGGGCTGACCGGCGGCATCCTGATGCCCCGCATCATCGAGGTCACCGCGAAGGTCGGCAAACGGCTCCGGGCCGAGCCCGTGGCCCAGCTCTACGAGAACGGGCACGTCCACCACGTCGGAGAGTTCCCGGGCCTTGAGGTCCAGTACATCTCCTGGCTGCCCGGCATGGACTCCCCGGACCGGCTCGACGCCGCCGTACACGGCCTCACCGAACTCGCCGACACCAGTCAGGAGACCGTCATCACCAGCTACCAGCGCTCCACCCCCCGCGGCCGCCGCTGACCACGCCGGGGCAACGCCCCGGCCCCACGCCCGTACCCTGATCACCAGGCGCGGGGCCTGCACAAGACGTCCGACCGAGAGGGCGGCCCGTGGGCCTGTTCAAGTTCATCGTCGACCGGTGGGGACCGCTGAACTACAAGCGGATCTTCGCCGACCCGGCGTACAAGCAGCCCAACCGCGAAGCCTTCCCCGCCGCCATGCGCACCTGGGTCCCCACCGAAGACCACCGCCGCCTCGCCGCCTACACCCTCTACGCCGCCTACGGACACAACCAGGCATGGGAAATCGCCCAGCTCCAAGACGGCAGCGACGCGTCCGAACGCCGCGAGTTCGGCGACCCCGCGATGCTCGTCGAAGCCCTCACCTCCCACCTCATCGGCCGCGAGCAGACCATCACCGTCGCCGGAGCCGAGAAAGCAGAGCCCACCGACGACAGCACACCGGACCCGGAAGCCGTCCACGCCGCTGCCGTACAGGAACGCCTCCGCCAGTGGGCCAAGGACGAACTGTTCTCCCTACGCATGCAGCAGAACGAGCGGAAGACCGTCCGCGAGGGCGACGGCGTGTACCTCCTCGGCTGGGACCAGGCCAAGCAGCGGCCTCGCCTCTCGGTGGTCGACCCCGGCTTCTACTTCCCCGACCTGCCCGACAACGCCGGAGACTCCGCCGACTACCCCACCCGCGTCCACTTCGCGTGGGAGATCGACGCCGACCCGCGCGACCCCGAGTCGAAGGCGAAGCTGCGCCGCATCACCTACGAACTCGGCCCCATCGGCACCTCCACCGTCTCCGACACCGACGGCCCGCGCCCCGTTCGCGTGCCAGCGTTCGCTGCCGACGGCACCACACCCCTGATGACCCACGGCGATGTGTGGAACCCCGAGGCAGGCACCATCGGCCGCAGCTACCCGTGGAACGAGCAACCCAGCACCATCACCTGCTACCTCACCGACGCCGAATGGCTCCTCGACGACATCAAGGCCGACCAGGACGTCCACACCCTCGACTACCGCTACGCCACGTTCCTCACCCGCGACGACGGCCAGGTACTCGACCACCTCGACCTGCACCTGGACTTCCTGCCGATCGTGCACACCCCCAACACCATCCCCGAGGACGGACACTGGGGAGAGTCGTCGTTCGCGAAGCTCATGCAACTGTTCGATGAGCTGGCCGGAACCGACACCGACTCCTCTCAGGCGTCGGCCACCACCGGCTCGCCGATCCTCGGCGTGGTCAACCCCGACGCGAAGAGCGGCAAGAACCGCACCGAGACCCGGCGAGTACAGCCCGGCATGATGATCGAGCTGACGCAGGGCGGCAACATCATCACCGTCGACACCTCCGGCATGCTCGCCGAGCTGCGGAACAAGACCGCCGAACTCCAGGACCGCCTGTCCCTGATCTCCCGCATGCCGGCCGTGGCCCTCGGCACTCTCGACCCGACCAAGGCACCGTCCGGGTTCTCCATCCAGCTGTCCTACGGGCCCATGGACCCGCTCATGGACTCCATGCACCTCGCCCGGGACCACAAGTACGCGCTGCTGTTCAAGTTCGTGCAGCGCCTGTTCATGGCTGGCCGTCACCCTGACTGGACCGGGCCCATCGTGGATGTCGAACTCGCGTGGGGCTCCTACAAGCCGACCGACAAGGCCGCCACCCTGGAGATGGTGCGCGACGCGGTCAAGGACGGCGTCATGTCTCTCGAGACCGGCGTCCGCCTCCTGGACGAGGCAGGGTTCCCCATCGACGACATCGCCGAGGAGGTCCGCCGCATCGAGTCCCGCCAGTTCGAAGCAGCGAAGGCACTGGCCGACGCGACCGGCGACACCGGCGCGGTCGGCGACTTCCTGGGCCTGGACCTCAACCCCGACCCCGCCCCGCCGCCGCCCACGTTCCCCCCTACGGCAGGGCAGCAGAACCCGGCGCCCGCAGACGGCGGCGCCCCGACCAGCGAAAACGACCCGACGGGGGAGAGCGGGGGCAACACCGGATGACATTCGTGCCACAGTGGATCTCAGGCGCGGGGCCTGGACGATCTCCTATGGGAGGAACAGCCCTGATGCGCCGCCCCGCGCTGCACCACCCGCACCTCGCCGCCACCGGCAGCGGCTGGGCGCACCCCTACGCCCCGGACAGCCCCCTCGGCCACGCCGTCTTCTACGCCGACGGCGACGACCCGACCACCGAGCCCCCGGCCGCCGACCCGCCCGCGCCGAAGCCGTCCGACGTACCCAAGGCCAAGCCCACCGGCCCCCGCCCCGGGGCAACCGAAGGCGAGATCGTCGTCTCCCAGGCATGGCTGGACAATCGCCTCGCCGGGGAGAAGGACTCTGGCCGCCGCAACGGGAACCAGCGTCTTGCCTCCGACCTCGGCTTCGAGAGTGTCGATAAGCTCCGCTCCTACGTCGATGCCCAGCGCGAAGCAGAGAAGGCGCAGCTGTCCGAGACCGAGCGGCGCCAGCAGGAACTTGAGGATCGGGAGCGGAAGCTCGCCGAGCGGGAGGTCCAGGCGGCGGCAGCCGTCCACGCCGCCAACCGCCGCTCCGTCCTCGTCTCTCTCGGCGCCACCGGAGACGACCTCGACGACGCCACTGCCCTGCTGCGCGTCAGCAACGACGCCAGCGACGACGAAGTCCGCCAGGCGGCCGAAGCGCTCAAGGAGCGCCGTCCCGAACTGTTCGCCGCCGCTCGGCAGGCCGCGCCCGACCCGAACGCCGCACCGCCCGCACCCACCGGCCTTCCCGCCGGGGGCATGCCCCGCCCCGGCTCCTCCCAGCCCAAGCCCGGCGACCGCGGCCGCGACATGCTCCGCCGCCGCGGCAAGCTCCCCGCCGCATAACCGCACCACCCCGTAGACCAGGGACCACGCCCTCTCCTCCTCGTGGACTGCGCACCGGGACACCGGCCCGCAGAGCAGACCGCGAAGCTCTGGCACGAGGAGAGGGAAGTGAACGACTTCCAGCCCATGACCGTGCTCAACGAGACGGCCACCGCCGACCGGCCCTGGCTGGCATCTCTCGTGGGCACCAACGACATGAACACCATCCGACTGGACCTGACCAAGTTCGTCTCCGGGGTCCACTACGAGCCCGGGACACTGTTCCAGCCGCGGAACGTCCTCAAGTCCGGCATCCCGCTCGGCCGCATCACCGCCTCCGGCCTGTACGCCCCGTACTCCGGACCCACCTCAGAAGCCCAGACGGTCACCGTCACCGGCTCTCCGACGGGCGGTACCTACACGCTGACGTTCTCCGGCCAGACCACCGCCGGTATCCCGTTCAACGCGACCGCGGCGCAGGTGAAGGCCGCACTCGAGGCGTTGTCCAACGTGAACGTCGGGGACGTGAACGTCGCCGGCGGCCCGCACCCTGGTGCGCCGGTCGTCGTCACCTTCGTCGGCCAGTACCTCGGTGACGACGTCGCCCAGATGACCGCCTCCGGCACCGGTCTGACTGGCGGCATCAGCCCGGCCGTGTCCGTGGCCACCACCACCGCAGGCGGCGCGGCGTCGGCCTCCGACGGCACCGAGGTTTTCCACGGCCTCCTGGGCACCGAGTCCATGTTCGCCCCCGGATCCACTGTGACCTCCGGCGCACTCCTGTGGTTCGGCGAGGTCTACGCCAGCCTCTGCCCCGTCCCGTTCGACCCCACCGACATCGCGTCCGTCGCGCCCGGTGTCAACATCCACTACCGGTAACCGAGGAGACCGATCACCATGAGCACCACCCTCGACCGTCTCCTGCGGAACGTCACGCCGGAAGACATCAACGCCTACGTCAACGGCCAGGAGATCCCGCCCACCTTCGCGCTCACCCGCAGCGTGGTCCCCGAGCGGAAGATCTACGGCCCGAAGTTCCGGATCCAGTCGAACAAGCGGCGCATCAACGCCGCCAAGTTCCGGGCCTTCGACGCGCCGCACGCGCTCGCGAAGCGCCAGGCGGAGCGCGTCGTCAACGAGGGCATGCTGCCGCCCGTCGGCCAGACCCTCGAGATGGGCGAACTCTCCCTCATCCTCTTCAACGCCCGACGCGGCGCGGATGACCAGGAGTTCATCGACGCCCTCTACGACGACCTCGACCGGCACTTCACGTCGATCAAGGTGGCTATGGAGCTCGCTGCCGGACAGCTCCTGTCCACCGGTCTCGTCGACCTCCCCGGCGTCGGCCTCGACGTCGATTGGAACGTCCCCGACGAGAAC